AGGAGACCACGGAGCGAATCCCATCTGTCCCTGGGCAGTAGGAACAGCAACAATAGGATTCATGATAGTAATGGTATCAGGACCATCATCTAAAAGGTCGGCAATCACATCTTCGCCGGACCACATACGGATTAGTTTAACATTCATACAAACTCACAAGAATACATTACTTCTGTTAGACATGCCAGTAGATTGATTTCTTGATCTGGAATACGATCAACATCTCTACTGTACTTAGCGATACAAAGAACTAGTTCGGGAATGGAAGCTTTCTTCATAACTTTATCGACTGCCAAAGAATCATAGATCTTACGGAACACAACAGAAATATCATTGTTCACGTTTTCCACAACCCAGCGTCGAACAGTAGTGTAGTCTTTGCCTTTCATTGCAGTAAGCAAAGTATCTACGGAGATGTCACCGATTTCAGCAAGAACTACAGGATCCAAAGAACCGGAAGCAGTAAACCTCTGGACTTCACCAATAAGACGACGCCAATCTGGATAGAATCTAGCAACTACCTTAGCAAGAATCTGCCGGTTGTATTCGATGTTCTTTTCCTTTAGAATCTCTTCTAAACGATTGAAGAACTCAAACTGTAGTTGTCCTTCCTCGGCAGAGCTAATGGAAAAATCCACAACAGCACACCTAGAATGAATAGGATCAATAATCCTATTAGGAAAGTTACATGTAAGAATAAACCTACAGTTACCACTAAACTTCTCCATGGCATGACGCAAAGACATCTGTACTACTTCAGATGTATTGTCTGCCTCATCAATAATCACTACTTTATGTTTAGCACGATTGGCAAGATCCACAGTAGTAGCAAACTGTGAGATCTTGGTACGGAGGGTATCAATCAATCGACCTTCATCAGATCCATTGATCTCCATAACTGTTGCCCCTAGTTCTTCACACAAAGCACGGGCAACAGTTGTCTTACCTACACCAGCAGAACCAGAAAGCATTAGATGAGGGATTTCTCCTTGTTCCAGAAAACCTTTGAAAGCTTTCTTAGATGCTCCGGGAAGAATACAATCCTCAATAGTATGAGGACGAAACTCTTCTACCCACAAAAACTTTTTGTTCTTCATTCGTCGTCTTCAGTAGAAATATAGTAAACAAGATCTAGGTTAGTGTTTTTCCACCTAGTAACGATACCATCAGTAACGGAAACATCATAAGATCCTTTCATCAATGTGTAAAGGTTTTCGACTTTCATGTGACATTTATGTTCACAAGAAACTTGGGCATCAAGAGTAATACTGTATGTATTGTTGGTTTCATTCTCAGAATCAAACAAAGAAATCACAACAGTATTATCAGAAGATTCGATGAGAAGATCTTCTAGTTCGTAGACACCCGCTGCTCTCCAAAGAGATTGGAGATCAGACTCAGTAATACGAAACTCGATAACAACAGATTCTTCAGGAAAGTTAAGACGACGATTAGGAGATGCTGACTCAACAATAGAAGGATCCGAGAAAAAATACTTGGCGCTACGACCACCCTTCTGGTTACGAATAACCACAAAGTTATCGTCATTAAAGTTCAAAAAGGGAGAATCAAAAAGAGATAATCCTTTCAGAAACTGTCCCAGATCATACACAGCATAAGGTTTTGGAAAGTTTTCCTCACACTGATACTCAGCAATAATATTTCCCCCAAGACTACGAGAGTTCAGAAGTTGACCACCCCTGAACATAATAGACTTGTTAATAGTTTCAAAACTTCTCAGCACATCCGTAGTTTGTGCTGTCATAGTAACTGTGTTGCTCATCGATTATAGGTATCAAGGTTGAGGGATTTGTAGTGTCCATCGAAATGGAGTAGAAGCATAGCATAATGAATAACTTTCATCAAGTCACGTTTATTCCTACCATCCTTATCACCGTAGCGACTACCGTACTTAAGGATATTTGCTTGACAAAAACCGGAAGCAAGATGCTTTGCTGCCATCAGGTCAATAGTTTGAACACCTTGGAACTCATGTTCTCCAGATGCGTAGTGACCACGATAGGTTCCACTCACATATTCACGAATGTCTTTGAGGATTTCTTCCTCGTCATATTTCCATTGATGATCCATCACGCCTCCATAATCATAACTAAGTCATCATGATAGCACTCTTTGATGGTGCCGTCAAGATCTTGTACAAATAAAGTGAATCTATTCCCACCTTTAATCTTCACTGTTTCTCCAGTCTTTAGTCTTGCCAGAGCACCGACCCATCCGTGAAAATCTTTACGTTGGTTCGATGGGGTATCTGTATGTGCCATAGTTGCCAATGTAGTAAAGGAACTTGTTGATGTTTGGTTCTTCATTTAAAAGAGATCGGATACATTCTTGGTAGCTCTCCCAGTCTTCTTGAACGTCGTGTCCAAGAGTAATGGACACGACGGTTGGTTGTCTCTCAGTCATTCGTCACCTCAGGGAAGTTCTCGTCACGAATCTCCTGAACAACATCAGCATCGAGTTTGGTGTAGAGATCCCAGAACACTTCCTTAACTTCATCGTCAAAACGATTGATACAGGATTTGATTGCTTTCTCTTTCTTACCAAAGATGCTAAAAGCACGGATGATGTGGACAAGGCGACGAGTAGAAATCACTTCATCAACACCACCATCCTTAAAGGTCTTCCGGATAATGTCTGCCCAATCAACCAAAGACTTACAGAAGGCACGATCTTCGATGCCAAGATCCAGAGAGATACCCTCAATAATCTTCAGTTCAGTAGCAGCGGTAGGATAGTCTTGCTCGATAGTGAGAGCAAAACGCTCAAGGAATGCTTCGTTGAGCACATTGGTGCCGATGAAGCGACCATCGTCAGAACCTTTACCCTTAGTGTTAGCAGTGGCAATAATGTTGAAACCAGGAGCAGGTTGGATATACTGACCGGTCTTCTTCAGGAAGATTCCTTTACCTTCGAGAATGGACTGGAGACAAAGAATCTTATTAGATGCAAGGTCCACTTCATCCAGAAGCAGGATTGCCCCACGGCGGAGGGCTTCAATGACAGGACCGTCATGCCATGCCGTCTCGCCATTAGCAAGGCGGAACCCACCAATAAGGTCGTCTTCATCGGTTTCAATGGTAATGTTTACACGAATGAGTTCACGGTTGAGAGCAGCACATGCCTGCTCAACACCAAAGGTCTTACCATTACCAGACATACCAGTGATGAAGGTAGGGTAAAAGATACGAGATTGAATGATTTTCTTGAGATCAGTGTAGTTACCAAAAGGAACAAAGGTCTGATCCTTAGCGGGAACCAAAGAACGAGTGATAGAGGCATAGGATTGCTCCATCTGTTCCCGTGCTTCAGAAACAGTCAGGTTCCACTTACCACGACCGGTCTTGTATTGCTCAAGTTTCTTAGTCACAGTTTGATAGGTGGTGCCGTTCATAGCACACCAACCTTTGACATCAGCAGCAGAGATGTCAGTGCCATAAAGTTCGGTCAGGGAAGTCAGGATGTAGTCAGCAGAGAGTGCCATTGGTTGTCTTGTGTTGATGAAGTTAGTATAGGGCAGAGTGGGGCGGAGTCGGGGGCAGAGTGGACAGTCTCTCAACTGACCACTGCAGCGAAGGAAGAAAGAATCTTCTTATTGGTTTTTTTAGATTTGAGACTCTTAACAAAAGCAGATTTGATTTGAGTCTTTGTGGCAGTGTCAGCAACATCAAAATCAGTGTTGGAAGAAAGACTGGTGTTAGCCATGAAGTAGAGAGAATCATAACCAACGCTATTGAACTCCCATGTTTTTTCTTTCTTCCACTTTTTCATTTCAATATCGGGAACGGACCAGGAAGGGGAATCCGAAATCGTGGCGTAACGATAATAAGAAGTGAAATCACCAGTGTTACCAATACGGAATCCAACCAGATTGATCTCAGGAAACTTATCCTTCAGGTTCTGAAGAAGAACTTGAGTAATAGAACGATAGTCACTATTAACCTTATAGGTTTTGCCAAGTTTACGATCACGGAGTTGGTTACCCTCATCAAAAGTTCGGGATCCGATATAGTCATTGCCATGACGATCGACTTTGACAGAGTATTGGCATCCGGCAGATTCACCGTCAGTCAGAATACATACAGTAGTTTTCTGTGAACCAGTCTGTTTCTGGAAGGCAGGGATTACATCATGAAGAGTGATGATAGCATCATTCAAAGGAGTGCCACTCAGATCACATCCCATGGGGACATTATAACGGTCATAATAATAACCAGGGGAGAAGTAATAAGCAAAACGATAGAGATTGAGAATAGATTTCTCAAAATCTTTAGACTTAGCAGAAGAAGAAACAAAGTTGAGCAGACTGGTTCGCTGGTGAACACCAAGTTTTAGATGCTCACGGGCACTTTTTTCTTTAGTGTAGTCATGTTCAGGATTAATAAAATGGTTGTTCCACTCATAGGTAAAGGCATACAGTTCAAAAGGAATCTGAACCTTACGGCAGAACCACATAAGATTAATCAGTTGTTTCACGGTGGGCTCAATGATATTGCCCATAGAACCAGACCAATCAAGAATAAAAATCATGCCATGGTTCTTACCATCAGGAAGGACAGTAACCTTCTTGAACAAATCATCATTGTACTTATAAGTATGTAGCTTTGAAGTGTCAAGAACACCAGTCTTAGATGTTGCTGCCCTTGCATAAGCATCAGCAGATTTCTTACACTCAAACTCTTTCACAAGATAGTTAACTTCTTGCTGAGCAGATGCTTTGTATTCACGGAACGCTTTGTCAGCATGTTCAAAAAGATTCATGTCTTCTTTTTGTTCTTGCTGAGAGATCCAACTTTGTTCGATGTATTTGTGAAGAGAGTTGAAAGGAACAATGATCTCATCGAGATTATTCTTGCCGATCTCTACATACTCCACATTCCAGACCTTGCTATTGTTACTGTTAAGTCCCTGAGCATTTTGATCAAATGCTTTCTGAGTTTCAGAACGTTCTTCATCAGGACCAGAAGCACCTCCACCCTGTTGTTGAGATTGATTGTCAACGGAAGCATCTTCATTGGCATTACTTTCTTCGTTGGCATTCTCGTTGGCATTCTCACCTTGTTCCTGAGAGGGAACATTCTGGGGCATACCACTACCACTACCGGTAGATTGTTCCTGAGCAGGAACATCAGCAACCTTCTCTTCCTTCTTCCGTTTGATGAAATCATTCAGCAAACGAACAATAACAGTAACGTCAGCAAAAGTTTCTGCTTCTTCAATCATAAAGAGAAAGTGCTTCTCGTCATCTTGAAAAGGAACGAGAGCAAAAGCACCAATCTTAAAGTGGAGATTGATACGGTCAATCAGGCTAAAGGTGCTGAGATCTTTATCTTTGATTTCAAAGAAGTCATCGTTGTTTAGTTCGGTATATCCCTTGAAGAAGTCACGGGCAAGACCAGGATAACGACGCTTGATCATCTTCTCGATACGAGCATCTTCCACCACATTGTAATAATCGTGAGGGATATCTTTCTCCCAAGATCCGTCTTTGCTGCCAGGAGTGTAGAGAGCATGACCGACTTCATGACCGACAAGCAGATCATAGACAGTCTCACTTGCTTTCTCCCACAGAGGAAGAGTGAGCACACGGTCATCGACATTGAAAGAAGCCGTGCTGACTTTACGGTGCTCAACCACAAGGTTCTCGGTGGCAAGCAGGCGGGCAAGGTTGCCCTTGATCTCTTGGTTATACATGGGTTGTTTCGCTGATGTAGATACTATAAGACCCCCGACGCTTGCCGGAGGTCTTGAGGTGACAGTTCTTCAAGTGTCTGAGGGCTTGCTTCCTTGCTTTGAGTCTCCCCTTGCAAGTGCCTTTGCCGTTCTTGTCTTTACCTGAGTTGTGTTGCCAGTTGGGTGTCATTGTCCTGTGTGCTCTACACAGTATGTATACCACAAGATCAGGTCGCTGTCAACACGCTGTAGTTCTTTATCTTCTCGAACGTGAATGTCTTGTCAAACTTATCGTTCATAGACTCACGGTGACTGATAACAAATACATTTGTATTATCATCAAAGTTTCTAAGGATCCATCCGAGTTCACTACCACCAGACTGGTCAAGAGAACCATCAAAGATCTCATCTAAAATAAGGAGGTTAGTATCGACGCTATTCTTAAGTTTAGCAACGCTACGCCAAGTAAGCAGCAGAGCGATATCAATACGAGCTTTCTCTCCCTCACTGAAGGATTCGTAAGAAAAGACATCTCGGTATCTTGATTTAATCGTTTCTTCAAAGTTCTCGTCCAAACTAAAGTCAACATAGAAATCCATGTTCTGAAGATACTGAGCGATTAACTTGTTCATCACTGGTAGATACTTCTTAATGATACGTGATTTGATACCACTATCTTTGAGAAGTTGTGATGCTGTTGCTAAACAATCCATTTCTTCTTTAGAACTGGCATACTGAGACTCCATCTTCTGAAGTTCAGCGATGTAATAGTTTAGCGTCTCTTGTGCTTCATTCGTCTCCGTCTTAAGATTTCTTAAAGATTTCAGTTCGGATTCAATATTGATGGTCTCGGCATTGTTGTGATCCTGTGACTTATTATTAACAGCGAGATCTGTTGTGAGCTCACCTACTTTGTCCGTGAGAGCAAACATATGTTTCTCTCGTTCTTCAAAGCGAAGAACTTCATTTTGAACTTCAGTCATCTCAATCCGTAAACCATTCACTGCTGAGATAATCTCTTCCAGTTTTTCTTTCTTGATATTCTCAGAAATATGCTGGGAGCATGTAGGGCACGTTGTCTTCTCGGTAAAGAAGTTATGTTGATCTCTA